AAGAAAAGAAAAGAAGAAGAAGAATATATGGCATGGGCGGTTGGTGTTGTTGTGATCGTAATGCTTCTTGGTGCAATTGGTTGGGGCATTGCTGAAATACAAGATTTGTGCGCCAAGACAAGGTGTGGTCGGTGAATGAGTACCAAAAGCAATTTGACTTATTCCTCAAAGTCTTTGTCAGGCTTTGCATTGCTTGGTGGGTGCTTGGATTTCTCAAGTTTTTGCCTGACGACTTGTCAGACAAGATCGTGAATAAATTACTAGGAATGATTGGTCTATGAGTGATGAGAAGCCATCAGACGTATTAAGCAAGGTGCTGTCCTATGTGGATAGTCCATTCAAGCTGTTTGCTCTGATACTCATGGCGGTGTTTGCTTTTGCTGGGTACTTTGTTTGGCAGAACCAATCATTTCTATTTGATGCGTATAAAGAGAACAAGAAACTTCCAACGATTGCAGAAGAAAGGGCAGAAGATGTTGCAGCGCATTTGTTTAAAAACACTGATGCAACAGTCATTGCCATTTTCAAAGTAAACCCTTTATTTGGGACAAGAGTTCTGTTTCGTGCCTATACCCGTGAGGGCAGAGACAAAACGCATGATGGCTTAGATGTTGGTTTGTTCACCCAGAGTTCAGCCAATAATCGTGATGTGATTGCACTGATGGCTAATGAGATTCCTTGCAGTGAATATACGATGGCTCAAAGCGAGATTGGGCTTTGGTACATTGAAAAGGGTGTTACCTTTGGATGCCGTGTAAGTGTGCCTCCAGAGCAGGGGCGGTTCGTTGGGCAAATCACTGTTGGGTGGGACAAAGAACCCAACGACTTGAACAAAGCCATAAGTATGTTGCAGATTGCAAGTAATATATTGAGTAAAAGCAAACAGTAAAGGATCACTATGCTGACACTACTTTCAACCCTAATCTCATTCTTGATGGGCGGATTGCCTAAGATTTTGGAATTCTTCCAAGACAGGGCAGATAAGAAGCATGAGCTAAACCTTGCCCAGATGCAGATCACCCGTGAGCTGGAACTGCGAAAAGCAGGGTTTGAAGCACAGGAAAGAATTGAACACATCAAGTCTGAGCAACTGGCTACCGAGAGTGCAGCCAATACCACTCAGGTGCTGATTGGCGCACAGCAAGCTGAAATGCAAGCCCTCTATGCCCATGACACAAGTTTGAATGAGGGAACATCCACATGGATGAAAAACCTTAGAGCAAGTGTGCGCCCTGTCATTACTTACGGGTTCTTTTTCCTGTTGTTATTTATTGACATTGGCCTGTTTGCCTATGGCTGGAATCGTGGTGTGCCGTTTACAGAGTTGGCTGAAATGTTGTGGGACTCTGACACTCAAGCCCTGTTTGCCTCAATCATTGCTTTCCACTTTGGTGGTCGGGCTTTTGGCAAATGAACATCTCAGACAAGTGCTTGCACATGATTCGCCATCACGAGGGCGTGAGGCAGAATCCCTATAAATGCCCTGCAAAGCTGTGGACTGTAGGGGTTGGTCATGTGATGTTTCCAGAGCAAGGCAAACTCAAGATTGATCAGCGGGATGCCTTTGTGCCACCGCCAGAGGCCATGCGTAAACACTCAATGGAGGAAGTCGATGCAATACTTAGGGCAGACCTTACTAGGTTTGAGAAAGGCGTGGCTACTTATTGTCCTGTGCCTCTTACTCAAGGACAGTTTGACGCACTGGTTTCATTTTCTTTCAATGTAGGGCTAGGCACACTCCAGAGGTCAACCCTGCGCCAAAAGGTACTTAGGGGAGACATGGAGGGCGCTGCCGAGGAACTTCTCAAGTACTGCATGGCTGGCGGCAAAGTTCTCAAAGGCTTGCAAAAACGCAGAATTGACGAAAGAGCCTTATTTCTGAGTTGAGTTCTGGCGCAAATGTTTGCCTGTCAAACGCATGATCCAACAAGTTTGGCAAATCCATTTGTGTCCCATATCAACCCCTCCCTCTGGCGGCTTGGTCTCATCACATTTATTACAAGTTCGTAATCTGTGAACAGGCTGATTGCCGCCTAGTTCGATTGGGTACATTGCCATTCTCTTTCGCTTCTGCCTGAGTTTGATTTGACTGTGTTGCCTGTCAATTCAATCAAGCCCATTATTTTCATTTCGTTGAGCCGCCTGGCAACCTGATTGCTGTCCAAGTTGGTACAAGCTGAGATGCCATCCTTGCCTAGTGGCCCGTTTATTTGGAGACACTCAAAGATTCTCTGGTGGTGTTGGGTGGCGGCTTCTTTGATTGAATCGGCTGCCTGAAACGATGTTAGGGGATCATTTGCCCTGACTCTTGGGAAGTCTGGCATGGCGAAAATTTTCTTAAATGCGTCTTTATAGTCCATGATATTTCCTTGTTAGGGGCAATGCCCCTGTTACTTAAAATGGGATATCTTCCTCGTCTTTTGGCAAGCCCTTGTAATCTTCCTTTGGCTTTGGGGTGTTCAAATATGCCCAGCCGTTCCAGCCGCCATCAGGCAGTGGGATGCTGTCCAACTTGAGCATTGGGCCGTTCTTGGTCTCAATGACCGAGCCAATGGTTTGATAGCGTGATTTTTCTTGACCATCTTTGTTTGTGTACTTACCTGACACGATGGTGATTTCATAGAGTTTTTTAGACATTTTTTAAATCCATAAGTTGAGCAATTTTGATATCAAGTTCGTTTAAGAATTTGACCACTTCATCTTCCATTTGCTTGATGAACTCGTTATCCCGTGGGACACGTTTCACAAACAATTGAAGTTCATCGGGTAGGCGATTGTCAAAGCTGACAAAATCGCACCACTGCCGCCCTGTGCAAGCCATTTGAAACTGCATCTGGGTGTTGTACTTGCCTAGCACACTTTGGGACAGCAAAGTTTCAATGTGCGTGGCTGTGTTGGGGCATTTGATTTCTAAGAGGCCATCATCACCCACCAAGCCATCAGGAGAAGCACCAGCCATGATGATTGAGGGATGAGGTACAAACCCCACTTCATCAACCAAAACATCCTGTAAAGCCTCATAAGCGGCTCTGGCAAGGGGTTCTGTGTCTGTGCCGTGTTGCATGGCAGCATTAGTGAAACTCTCACCCTTTTGACCCGTTAGGCGTTCGCACACCAGCTGGGCCATGTAGTTGTCACGGGTTGCTGAATAGCCCGTTTTTGTCTTAGCAATAACGTCAGCCACACGGGAAGCGGTGACTTTGCCAATACGAATGGTGAACCATTCCTCTGTGCCTTGATCCATCATTTCAATCATGATTTCATTCCTTTTATGTAAACGCTAAAACTGTCCAATGTGTCCTGACCAAAGGCGGTCATTTTCTGAATCTCAGCTGCCACTTCATCTAGCACCTGATTGCGCTGTGAGGGTGAGACATAAACATCCCAATGGTATGGCTGACCACTTTTCATTTCTGCTTCATGGGCGATGCGGTCGAATTCATCATCTTCATCTGTTTTCATAATTTGGCCTTTGCTTTGTCTTTGGCTGCGATCACTTTCTTTTGCCATTCAGAATCACCATTGCAAGCGGCATAAGCGGCTTTGTAGGCGGCTTTTAATTGATCTTGGTCGGTAGATGCCTCGATTGCCGCCAAGTGGTCTACAAGGGCGCTTTCATTGACTTGAGGTCTACGGCTGGCTGTGTTGCCATCATCATCTTCTGGTGCTATGCCGCAAGCCGCCATCAGGGAATATCTACGTGCATAAGTCAAAGCAGAGCCAAAACCTTGGGCATCGTGCTTGTTAGCCGGAACAAATAATTGTCCACAGTTTAGGGATTCACCAGACTCATGGAGAAAGATGGTTTCAATAATCACCCCATCAGGCGATGGTTGGTTTTGCTGAATCAAGGCAATGCCATTGTTGTTCAGAGAATCAATGACTGCCTCAACACAAGCTGACAAGTCAGCATAGCGTGATTTAAAGTGAGGGTTTGTTGAGGACTTGAGCGCAGGGCCGAAAGCCTTTTGTGCTTTGACCAATGCAGTTGCGATGTTTTTCATGATTGTTCCTGTGAAAGTTCGATTTGCAAATGTTTAAGTTCTTCAGCGGTGATGTTGATTAAGTAGCAAAGGCTGCGAATCTTGCCCTGAAGCATCCCGACTTGATAGGCCAGGCGATCCCGTGGGTCTTGGCCCTCATAGATACTGGCGGCATTTTGTGCCACTTCATTGATGATGTAGTCTGCGTTCATGATTCTTCCTTTAAATAAGCTGTCAGGCGTTTGATTCGGTCTTGGTGGTACTCAGCCATGCGCTTTGCGTATTCATTGGCACTGAGAGCCTCCAATAGCTTGCGCTGTGCCATTTCAAGTTCTTTGGCAGCCAGTTCTTTTGGTGATGGCAAGCGGAAATAATCTTTGAGTTTGTCAATCATGTTTAACCCCTCCATGCGAGCATTACGCCCCAACCACCAAAGATGATGATCGCCAATGTCCATTCGACAATTGTTGTGATGATCTTAGATTTCATTTTGTTCCTTTAGCATACGAGCGTGGTGAATCTTGGCCTCAGACACAATGCGTTCAAATTCAGATGAGGACAGATCGCAAGAAATGTCATCACCCTTTTCGCTAAAGACAAACACATCGTAAATTTCTGCTGAGTTGTGGTCATGGGGCAGATTGAATTCTGCTGGGTAGTAGTCATAACCGACCTTGACTTTCTCAAGGGTTGTGCCATCGTCATAAGTGACGAATTCATCAAAGTGGTAGTGAAGTTTGTAGTCAATCATGGCAATTCCTTAATTAAGAATTAAACGGCCTGTCAAGCCAAAAGATTTCAAAGTATCAATTGCGTTTTGGATTGCTTCTTTGCGGGAATGACCAAAAAACACGGGAGGAACATTTGTGCCTGGCAAAGCACAATCAAACTCAATTACCCAAGCTGGAGGAACAGTTGCACGAATACGGGGGTTATATTGTTCTTGCTGAAAGTAGCAATCTGCTTTGAAAAGTTGTGTCATATTGACTCCTAAAAAGACCCCGAGAAGTTCAGGGCATGGATGGACTATAACGCACCTTATATAACCAAGTCAACTGTGGGGTTATTAGCTAGCTAATGTATAATTTGCGTATGGACAAAAATAAGTTTATTGCACTCGCTGGCTCACAGGATGAGCTTGCCAAGTTGTTGGGCATCAGCCAAGCGGCTGTGTCTCAATGGAAAACTGTGCCTCAAGCAAGAATTTGGCAATTAAAGTTGTTGCGGCCTGATTGGTTTTTGGATTAAGATTGTTTGAAACACGGCTAGGTCTGAAGTCATGAGCAGACCGAAAAGAGTTACCTCCCTCTCCTGCCGCAGTTTCTTTTAAGGGAGTATGAAAAGGCGAGCTATGCATTACTACCAGTTTCACATTGGTGACTACATGAGTCACACCAGGCATCTTTCATTGATGGAAGATTTGGCCTATCGCAGACTTCTGGACTACTACTTTTTGCACGAACAACCAATTAAGCACAGAGATGCTGCCAGACAAGTTGGCATGAAAGAGCATGAAGAAGATGTTTTGACAGTGTTAAATGAATTCTTTTTGTCCACAGAAGATGGATTTGTAAACCCAAGGGCTGACAAGGAAATAAAGCAATACAAAGAGTTTGCAGAGGCTGGCAAACGTGGGGCGGCTAAAAGGTGGGGAACACCCCCCAATGGGGAGGCTAATAGCCCCCCTAATGCTACCCCAATAGCAACCAATAACCATAAACCAATAACCAATAACCATAAACCAAAGAAAGAGAAAGCAACTGTCGTTGCTTGTCCCCCTGATGTTTCTGAACAAGTTTGGAATGATTGGTTGCAACTCAGGAAAGCCAAGAAAGCCTCTGTGACCGAAACAGTCCTAAAAGGCGCAAGGTCTGAGGCTAGCAAGATTGGTTGGTCACTTGAGCAGTTTTTGATTGAGTGGTGTACCCGTGGCAGCCAGGGCTTAAAAGCTGAATGGCTAAAAGAAAAACTCACCAAGTCTGAAGAACGTCAAAACGTGATGGCAGAGTTGACTAGGGGCAAATCAATTCCTAAAACGCCATTTTGGGCTAAACCTGAAACCATAGTACTGGAGGCACAAGATGTGGAACGAAAACGACTTTTGTGATCCAGACTCAGGTTTTGATTACATCTTTGGAATGATGAACGCCATTTACGGCTCACGATTCATCACGCATTGGCAAGATGTTGACCCCAACCTTGTCAGACAGACTTGGAAGCAATATCTTGGCAGATTCTTGACCTACAAGCCAAGCCTAGATTTTGCGCTTGGCAAGCTGGACAAAGACTTTCCACCGAGCGCCATTGCTTTTCGGGATATGTGCAATCAAGGCCCATCAATCCCTGTTAAACCACCAACTGCAGTTTTGATTGAGCGCAAAAAAACAATTCATGAGCAGATTGAAAGCGAAAGAATCAGGGCAGAAGCATTGGCGAAATTATCAGAATTAAGAAAACAATATGGTGGGAGAACATGAATGAGTTGGCTCTTTTCGCAGGCGCTGGTGGAGGAATACTTGGTGGACACCTCCTCGGATGGAGAACAGTCTGTGCAGTCGAATGGGAAGCCTACCCAGCAAGCGTACTGTGCGCCAGACAAAATGACGGACTTCTCCTGCCTTTCCCGATTTGGGATGACGTACAAACCTTTGACGGAAACCCGTGGCGAGGAATTGTTGACGTTGTATCTGGCGGCTTTCCATGCCAAGACATCTCTGCCGCTGGGGGGGGGGGGGATCGATGGAGAAAGAAGCGGAATGTGGCGAGAAATGGCGAGGATCATTTGTGAAGTTCGACCAGGATTCGTGTTCGTGGAAAACTCACCAATGCTCACTTCTAGGGGACTTGGAAGAGTTCTTGGAGACTTGGCCTCAATGGGGTTTGATGCGAGATGGGGAGTGTTGGGAGCAGCGAATGTTGGAGCAAACCATCAGAGGGACAGAATCTGGATTGTCGGAAAAAAATTGGCCAACTCCAACAGCATCTCAAGCAAGATCAGAAGGGATGATTCTGCAAATGAGAAAAATGGTGGATTCAGGAACAACAACATTGGAAGAAGCGGAGGCAATGATTGGAGGCAGTTTAACTCCCAAAAGGATGCAGAATTGGCCGACACCAAGAACAGCAGGTATGTGTGGTGGGACAGGTTCATGGGAACTACTGAACAAGAATACAACAAGAGAAGAAGCCAGATTGATGGGTGCGGGGAATGGTGGAAAGCTGAACCCGATGTGGGTAGAGTGGCTGATGGGGTGGCCTCTAGGGTGGACAGACTTAAAGCCATTGGAAATGGACAAGTTCCATTGTGTGCCGCAACAGCATGGAGAATCCTAAGTGAATCACTATGAAGCAAACAGAATTCTTGATCGAGCCAAAGAAGGACAACAATTTAGCGAGTTTGTCATCACAAGAGCGCTTGAACTTACAGGAGACTATGAAGAACAGCGAGGCGGTCGAGTGGATCAGACGCTACCGCAAGAAAGCCTTGGAGGAGGGGCGGGGAGAAGCCCAATATTGGTGGCAACAAACCCTAGCGGACATTGCCAAGAGGCGAGGCCAAGCGGCTGCTGACGATCTGAAAAAACGCATGAACGAACAGAAAGATAAAAAATGATGCAGATCATGTTCACAATTTATGGCGAGCCTGTACCAAAGGGCAGACCAAGGTTTTCCACAAGGGGAAAGTTCCCTGTTGCCTACACACCTGAAAAGACCAAAAACTATGAATCCGATGTTGGGATGATGGCAAAAGCGGCAATGGGCGCATCAGAACCGCTAGAAGGGGCTTTGGAGGCGTTTATTTATGTCACCTTTCCTGTTCCCGCCTCATACTCAAAAAAACGAACTGAGGCTTGTTTAAACAATTCTGAAAAACACACCAAAAAGCCCGATTTGGACAACGTGATCAAGAGCGTGATCGATGGCATGGACAAAATTGTTTTTGAGAACGACTCCCAAATTACATCTATTCATGCCACCAAGGTTTATGGCGAAGTGGCAAAAGTTGAAGTTATTGTGAGGCAAGCATGATCATCACCCTACACAACAGCCAGCAGGCACACACAGTCCTGAAAGACTTATGGCCTAAGATTAAAGAAACCTTACAGGCGGGTAAGCAATTGCGCTTAGAGGTCAAGAAGGCCACCCGCAGCACAGACCAGAATGATATGTTTCATGCCCTGATTGACATGGTTGCCAAGCAAATGAAAGCAGCAGGGTCAGAATGGACAGCAGAGGATTGGAAAAGATTGCTCATCGATGCCTGGGCGCATGAAACTGGTCGCAAGATCGGCAAGATTGCACCAAGCCTAGACGGGCAAAGGGTTGTCCAACTGGGCCTCCAAAGCCACAAATTTACCAAAGAAGAAGGCTCAGAGTTCATTGAATGGCTTTTGGCTTGGATGGCAGACAAAGGGATTGAGACATGACACGAGAAGAAATTATGCAGATGGGGCGACAAGCTGGTTCATTTATTGAATTGGCTCAAGAAAAAGATTTGCTTTGGCTTGAACGATTTGCCAAGCTAGTAGCACAGCATGAGCGTGAGAAATCTTTAAAACTTTGGATGCTGTTAGATGACATCGACACGGCTGATGACATTGCAAAAACAGACCACGACACCTATCGCAGGCTGTGCCGCAACACTCAACAAAAACGATGGGCTGTTTTAAGCGAATCCGAAGTTGATGCCGCCATCCGAGCAAGGGGACAAGCATGATGTGTCCCCGCTGTGGCTCTGAAACCCTCAAGGTTTTAGATACCCGATCAAACCCCGAATTTGTAAGCCGTAAGCGCCAATGCGAAAACAACCATAAGTTTTACACCAAAGAATATGCAATACCCGAAACACAAATATGTGAGAAGCCAGAAACTGCTAAAATTAGTGGCGGCTCTATCCTGTCAGCTTTGTGGAACAGAACATGGAATTCAAGCAGCACATAGCAATTGGGGTGGTGGCAAGGGCAGAGGAATCAAAGCCGATGACAATCTGGTAGCGGCTTTATGCCAAACTTGCCACTATGACATCGACCAAGGTGCAAAGTGGTCAAAGGCAGAAAGACAGCAAGCATGGAACATTGCCCACTTCAAAACAGTTCAATTGTTAGTGGACACAAACCAATGGCCTGTTGACATTCCTATACCGGACATTGCAAAATGAGTACGCTGACAAAATGCAGTTGCCAGCTTTTGGGGGCCGATGCTCCCATTTTTTTGAGGACACCATGCTAAAAATTGTGCAAAAGCCTGTGGACAAGTTGATACCTTATGTCAATAACAGCCGCACCCACTCTGATGAGCAAATAGCCCAGATTGCCTCAAGCATCAAAGAATTCGGCTGGACTAATCCGATATTGGTAGATGGGGAGAACGGCATCATTGCAGGGCATGGGCGGCTGATGGCAGCAAGAAAGCTGGGCTACAAAGAAGTCCCCACCATCGAGTTAAAAGACCTGACAGAGACCCAGCGCAAGGCTTATATCATTGCCGACAACCGCCTGGCACTCAATGCAGGGTGGGACAATGAAATGCTGACCATCGAGTTAAACGACTTGCTGGCAGATGGGTTTGCACTAGAAATGCTGGGCTTTGACCCCAAAGAACTAGGCGCACTGCTTGAACCTGAAGTGGTGGAGGGGTTGACAGACGAAGATGCCGTTCCTGATATTCCTGACGAGCCAACAACTCAGCTGGGCGACATTTATCAACTTGGCAACCACCGCCTGATGTGCGGAGATTCCACAAGCGTGGATGCTGTCACGAAACTTACAAGTGGGGGGGGGGTAGATATGCTGTTAACTGATCCACCTTACAACGTTGCTTATGAGGGTAAAACAAAGGATGCTTTGAAAATTA